AACTTCATCTTTTGATGCACTTTCAGAATTTTCTGATGTGTGTTTAAATACTCCACCATTCTTTACTTGATATGCTGCAAATGGTAAATAATCAACCATTGCGTAATGGATCAACATTGGTTGTACATAGTCTGTAACTAAAGATAAATAATTACCAGTTAAACTATCTGCAATTATGTCTGCTGATATTTTATCATACAACTTACTTCCTAAATAGTTTTGTATGTGTATCTCTTGTGCAATCTTAACAATTTGTATAAATTTATCTGTATCAACGTTTCCATCAACAATACTATTCTTTACTAAATCTGTTCTACTTATAAATAATGCAGTTGCCATCTATTATCTCTTTTTATTTACAAATCCGTTATTTGGCATATCCGTTGGTCTTTTTGCAACTTCTTTTGCATTTACCTCTGGTTTAAATCCTTCTTTCTTTGCCTTATTTACACTAACCTCAGCATTTGGATTACCAACATCTGCTTTTGTTTTAGCACTCTTTGCTCTGTATGTCTTTCTCATCCAAAAATGATGACAATCTCCTCCACCTTTATACAACCAAATGTCGTAAGTATCAGCTCCGTTTAATCCCCAGCCTTTATTAACTGGCATTGTACTCATCCTATCTATATCTTCTTTTCTGTATATCTTAGCAGCATCAACCATTTTCTTGCAAAATGCTCTGCTATTTGCACTATAACTTAAAGGTGCGTATTGATATCTAACCTTAAATTGTACACCCTCTTCATTTTCTCCGTCTTGTTCACTCTTTGCATTTGGTCTAGCAGTTCCAGTAGTAACAAAATTGTACATCTTTGACAATACAGATAGTTTAGGATTGTTTAATTTATTTAGTTCTTCATTTAACTCATCTTCTGCATCATAATCAACTTTTCTTTCATCAATCAATTCCCAATTCTCTAAATCTTCTTCTTCTCCTAGTTGTTCTAAATCAGAGAATACTTTTGACATCTTTACACCAGTTTCTTGCTCTCTTGTCTCTTCATCCTTTACATTTTCTAAATCAACAAATTGCAATGGTTGTAACGTCTTAAAATATAGGTTTAAAGCAATATTATTAAAAGCAAGTATCTTATCAAAGGCATCTGTTAAAAGCTCTTGAAAAGGTATTATAACTGTGTTCTGCATTAATACTGTTGCAGTCTCTAATTCTTCTGCATTGTTACCAAAACCACTTGAATCTTTTATACCTAATAACATAGGAGATACAATTCTGTGTGATATCATTATTTTCTTTTGTGATTCTTCAGAAAGGAATTGATATTGGTTGTGTGCATCTGATAATTGTACTGGATTTATATCTGCTGCTGATTCTTTATCATCGTTAAAAGCAAGTATAAATTTACCAGCATTACTGCTTCCACTAAACTTAGCTTTTATTTTATTTTCAACTAAGGTTTGTTTTTCTTCGTCTGGTACTCCATTATTAAAATTAATTAACATTGATGGAGCAAGTCCGTTCATTATATTGTTTAAATGATAGTTAGATACTTCTTCTTCTAACTCTGCATATTGTAACCCACCTTGATAGTCTGGAGTGCTATAATAATACATCCCAGCTTCGTAAGGCTTAACATATAAAATCTCAATTGGTTGTGGTGTGTTAGATATACCAAAGGCTGGTATTCTTAAAGGCTTCTCAGATGGTTTTATATTAACCCAATCTGGATGGTAGTAATATGCTTGTACTTTTTTATCTTCTGCTCCACATTTCTCTGCTCTTAAAGTCTCAATTGGCAAGTGTTCTACTTTAGCAATAGACTTTTTGTCTTTTGAGTATATTACTTGTATTGCACATTGTCCAGATAGCTTTAAATCGTATGCAAAACGTCTAACATCATCTTTTTTAAATAAAGATATCATTCTTGCATATTGCTCTGGTCTTTTTGCACTATCTGTTGCATCTAACCCTCTACCATATATCATCTGAGAGATACCAGTAATACAAGCACTTGATGTTGCACTTCCGTTTGCTCTATCTATTAAGAACTGAAAATAATTGTTGTCAGCACCAAATTCAACCCATTCTTTGTTCTTTGTTTCTACAATCTGTGGAGATGTGTAAGATGACAAATTAACAAAACTAACTTTTGAGCTAGATGCTTTTGATGGTGTTGTTTTTCTGTATTTATTTATACGTTTACTCATAGTATTATAAAATCGTTATTCCCACTCTGTTCCTTGTACACATCTTTGTTTACTGTATAGTGTTCGTTATTAGATTGGCTTGTTGATTGTGCAGTACAAAATATTTTATCTCTGTAAATAATATCTGCTTCTGTTGTTGAGCCTTGACCATTATAAACTTTTAAATCATAAAACCTACCCTCAATTAATGTATAGACATTTGACAACTCAACATAATTTTTATTGATTATAGCAGTTGGTAAAATTGTCACTTCATCGTTTGTACTATCATCTCTTAGCTTTATTGTAACACTTGTTGAATATACTCTTGGTATAATCTTTATTGTTTGTGCATCAGATGTAGGTAACAAATGTTTCATATATATATAATACTAAAAGTTTGTATTTTTATTTATTTAAAACAAAAAATTAATTTTAACAAAACTTTAACATTTTATTATTTTAAAAAATATATATTTACATCATAATTAAAACATATTATGACATTTACAAAAACATCAAATAGTAACTGGGAAGCATCAAAAGAAAATAGAACGTTTTATATTGATAGAGAAACAAATGGTAAATATTCAATGTATTATTTAACTGTATTAGAGAACAGTAATGTAATTTTACAAGGCAGTGATTTTTTTAAGTTAAACGAAGCAAAGCAATTCGCAAAGCAATACTAAAAAAGGGTAATCAATTAAGACTACCCCTTTCAAATGAAAAAAATTAAAAAAACCTATGCGTTAGGGTCTATTTGTGCTGAACTTTCGTTATCAGTAATAACAGTTGATGTTACAAAGAAAGCTGGGTCAGTTTCTTGACCTTCTAAAGTTAAAGTGAATCCACTTAACTCTGACATTCCAGAGCCACTGACTATACTCCCTCCATTTACCTCTGCTCCGTGTTCTAAACCAACTAAAAAGAAATTACCATTATAATCTTCTATTGCAACGTGTGGTCTTGCAGTAGCTAATAATTTTATTTGTTCTTGTGTTGCTTTATCTAAAACTGGTAAAGTTAAATTTAAAGTTTGTGTGTAAAATGTAGTTCCGTTTTCTCTTGAACTATTAATTGTGGTTTCTAGTGAAGAATTACCTTTGATATCAAATTTAAAGAAGTCTGGTGTTCCACTTATTGCAGTAATCTCTCCAGATGCTATTGTAGTTGTTCCCAACGTACCATAATCTGCGAAATAAACTGCTTTTAAGCCACCAACACTACTTTTACAAGGTAAAGCTCTACCAGATGTAAGTAAACAAGCCATTGTGTTTTATGTTTTAAAGTTATTAAAAAAGGGTAAGCAGATTAACCACCTACCCTCATTACTATTGTTTGTTATTAGATTATAGTCCTAATCCGTAAGATACGATATCTTCAACTATTGCATATTGTACTCCAGCAGTATATCTCATAATGAAACGTACATTTTGTGAGCCATCTAAGTCAGCCATATCTAATACTTTCACTTCGTTGTGGTCTGATAAAAGTCCAGTTCCAAAGAATAAGTTAGATTTTTGAGCTGCAATTGCATTGTTATCAGAAAGTCCGTTACAAGCTACAACTTTTACACCATCAAAATATTGGATGTCCATATCTTGGTTGTGACCTAATCCAGCAGTTTGGAATCCTCCTAAAGCTCTTTTGTATGCTCTAAAGATGTTTTGTGCAACATAGATATATAAATCTTCTTTTCCATAAACTTCACTTGGAATAGCATCTACAATATCTCCTAATTTTTCAACTACATTTGAAGAATCTACTGCTGCTCCAGCAATTTTCTTTGCTCCAGTATGTCCAGCATCAGCATTTAATAAAGTTTTGAAACCATCAAAAGTTCCAGCACCAGCTACACCAGCCCAGATATCTTTCTCAGTTTGCTCTGCAATTGATTCAGACATTAATCCGATAAAGTAATCAGAAAAAGTAGCTGGTAAATTATCGTGTGCAGAATATCCCATTGATACTGCTTCCCAATCAGATTTGAATGGAGTTTTACACAATTCTAAATTTACTTGTAATTCTTTTGGCTCAATAATCTTTTCTGTTAAAGCAACAGTTCCAGCATCTGTAAAATCACAAGATGCATTTGCAATAGCACCAGAAAGATTTACTCTTTTTAATACTTCTTTAAACTTTACGTTTGGCTTAACTTCGATTAAGTTGTTTGCGATTGTATTTCCAGATAAAAGTGCTGCTGATACATATTTCCCAGCAAATTCTCCAGCATACGTTGTTGTAATTGATAAACTCATTTCTTATTTGTTTATTTTGTTAAATATTCTACTTC